TACTGAACATCCAGAATTGCGAGATTCTAATGAAAGGTTATTTTATCATTACTTATTAGATATTCAATATAATGTAAACAAACCTTTTAAAGAAGCTCTAAAAGATATGGAATCTAGGGAAATACCTTACATAGATTCATTCGGTAGAGCATCTAGAAAGGTACAAGAAGAGCACCCACATTTAAGGGGTGAATTGTATAACAAACGTAAAAAGAAAGCAGATGAAGTAAAGAAAGAAATTAAGAGTATTTAACACCTGAAACCCTTGTAAATACAGGGAAAAATGACTATATTTATATAGTAGTAATAATCACAAAATTTAATTTTATGGCACAATTAGTGTTCCTGGTTGGTAAATCAGGTATGGGAAAATCTACCTCTATGAGGCTGCTTAATCCCGAAGAAACTGTAATAGTAAATACCGATCAAAAGGCATTACCATTTAAACAGTTTAATTTAAAGTATAACGAAGAAAAACGCAATTATCGTAAAACATCTGATGTAGCAATCGTACTAAACACTTTACAGAAAGTGAACAAATTAGAGAACGTCAAGACTGTTATTATTGATACTTGGTCAAGAATCATGACTGACACAGTTATGAGTCAAAAGTTCAGAGCTGAGAAAGGCTTTGATAAATGGTCAAAAATGGCGGCTAGTCAATATGACCTCATTAATTTTATTAATGACTCTATGCGCGATGATATCATAGTATATCTTATGGCTCATCCTGAAACACATTACGATGATTCTGGATTTGCATCTGAGCGTATTGGAGTGCAAGGTAAAATGCTAGAAAGATTTGTTCCTGAGTCTTTTAGCACTATAGTTCTATACACAGAGATTGTAAAATCTCCTGGCAAACCTAATCGCCATGTATTTAGAACTGTATCATCAGGATCAGATACATGTAAAACCCCTCTCGAAATGTTTGAAGAAGAAATGATCGATAATGATCTTATCAATGTCAATAAAACAATCAGAGAGTATTATTCAATTTAATTAATTTTTAAAAACAAGAAATGGAAGATTTCACATGGGATGCTGTGCCCTCACAAAGACAGCGAAAAACAGAAAAATATGATTATCCTGTAATGACAATGGCAGCATTAGCAAAAGCAGGTGCTGGTAGAAAGTTTAGCTTTAATAAAGCTGCACAAGAGTTATTAAGTGTTGAAGGAGAAGATAGAGTATCTTTTGGTTTTAATGCTGATAGAACTGTTGTAGCTATTCGTAAAGCTGAAGGAGATGCTGGTTTTAAATTAACTAAAACTTGTACATTCAGTGATAAGAAAATCTTTGAATTTATTTCTAAAACATTAAGCCTTTCTAATGATACAGAAAATGAATTTAAAATTTCTGAAAACACAGGATTTTATTCTTTAGAATTACTAGATGTTCGTGCCGATATTCGTCCAGAATTAGGAACAATAGATGCAGAATACACAATGAATTCCATTCATAGAGATGAAGATTGTGAAGATTGTAAAGAAGAAACTGCAGAAATGAAAGAAGAAACTGAACAAGAAGTTGTAGCAGATACTATTGGTAATGTAGATTATCCTGAAGTAGAAGAACCTACAAGTATTGAATTAGATACACCTAATGGTGTAGAATCACAATGGTAATAATTTTTAAAAACAATTTATGTATAATTTAAATGACAATGGCTTTGATGCCAAACAAGGAGTTACAATCTTTAATGGTGGTGTAGCAGGATTAGTAAACGATGTAAAAATGTCTGTTTACAAAAAAGGGAAAGATGATAAAGAGAATGCCCCTGACTATAAAGTAACTTTTACAGATAGCAATGGTGGAGAAGTTTCTTCTTCTTATTGGTATGCTACTAAAGATACTCAGTATAGTACTATAGATGAACAAGCAAAGAAACAAGGTAAATCTATGAAGCATATAATTCATGCTGTATATGGAGCTGGCTTTGAAATTCCTTTTATAGCAAAAAGTCCTCAAGAATTATTGGACATGTCTATGAAGTGTATAAAAGACGGTCTTGCTAGTAGTCCTGGTAAATTTAGAATCTTTGCTACTTATGGTACTTTGAATGCTGTGAAAAATTATATTCAGCCTCGTAGCTGGGTTCCTTTTGTAGAATCTATGAGTACTAGTGAAGACTCTACTAGATTAAAATTAGCACCTACTATAGATGCTATGGCTAGAGTTGAAGAAAGTCAACCTGTATTGCAAGGCGCAAAAGCAGATGATTTGATGGACACATCAACTGATGACTGGTAGACAAATATAAACTATAAAAATGGGAGGGTGTAAAAGCCCTCTCTTTTTTTTATTATGAAAGATATAAATTTAAATTCTATAGTATTTAATGATCTAATTAGTAGAGAAGACATCTTAAAACATGTTACGCAAGAAGAAGTATATAGTTTTTACTTAGGAGAAAAGATAACTACACTTGGTGTATATCATAGTCCTTTACGTGAAGACAATATTCCATCATTTGCACTATTCTTTCATAGAGTAGAACCAAATGTTCTTATGTTTAAAGATTTTGCCACAGGAGATTGTGGCGACTTTGTTGCTATGGTAAGAAAGCTGTTTAATTTAAGCTATTCTGAAGCATTAGAAAAAGTAACATTTGATCTTGGTCTATCTAATTACGGAGTGTCTGGTACTAGACAAACCGTAAATTATACTAAAATAACACAGAAACAAAAAGTAGAATTAGGAATAAAAATAAGACTGTGGCAAAAGCTGGACAAAGAATTCTGGCAACCCTTCGGTATAAAAAAATCTACATTAGAAAAGTTTAATGTGTTCCCTATTAGTCACGTATTTTATAATAGTAATGCTGTTAAAGTCTCAAATCATGCGTATGTATATGCAGAGAAAAAAGATAACAAACTTACTTATAAAATATATCAGCCATTTGAAGATAAACTCAAAAAATGGATTAACAATGCAAATTATTCTGTTCACCAAGGCTACACACAGTTGCCTAAATCTGGTGAATTACTAGTTATTACTAAATCTTTAAAAGATGTTATGAGTCTTCATGATGTCATAGGTGTTCCTGCCATAGGTTTACAATCAGAATCTGTTATGATGAAAGACTCCGTTATGGATGAATATAAATCTAGATTCGAGAAAGTTGTATGTCTCTTTGACAACGACGATGCAGGTATGAAACTCTCAAAAGAGTTTTCTAAAAGATATGATGTACCTTATTTCTTTGTATTACCTATTGCAAAATCTAAAGACTTTAGTGACTTTGTAAAAAATACTACTGTAAAATTTAGTATAGAATATTTTAATAAAAAAATAAAAAAGTTATATGAATAAGCAAGAATCGCTGAGTAAAATCAGCAAAAACTTAATGCTAAAAGAACCGTTTTACGGTTTCTTTCTAATAATGCTAAATAAAGTCTGGCATGATGCTATTGGTACAGCAGCTGTAAGCAAAAATGGCATTAACTATCAGCTCACTATTAGTGAGAAATTTTGGGAACCTTTATCTGATTTACATCGTATGGGTTTGTTAAAACATGAACTACTTCATATTGCATTTAACCATCTTACTACATTTGATTTATTCAAAGATAAGGAGTTGGCCAATATTGCAATGGACATGGAAATCAATCAATATATTGATAAAACATGGTTACCTGAAGGAGGTATAGATATAAACGACTATCCTGATCTTAACTTAGACATAAAAGCAGGTAGTAGATATTACTATGATAAGCTTCAATCACTTCAAAAGAAGAAAAAACAAAACGGCACTTGTGGCTGTGAGAATATGGACAAACTTCTTGATGCTGTAGAAAAAGGCAATTGCCAAATTACAATAGGAGTACCTGGAGAAGGGGATAAAGATGTTAATGTGCCTAATCATCCTTGGAAAGAGTTTGAAAATCTACCTGATGCAGAAAAGCAACTTATAGAAAAGCAAGTACAAAGAATATTGCAAGAAGTGCAATCTCAGGCTGAAAAGAAACAAGGACATATTCCTGGTGAGATGAAAGGTATTATTAAGATTCAAGAAATAATTCCTCCTAAATTTAATTGGAAGAACTATCTCCGACGCTTTACAGGTATTAGTACTAAGATTTTTACGAAAAAGATTCGTAGAAAAGAGAATACTAAGTTTCCTGACATGCCTGGTATGAAGATTAAGATGAAACAAAAGCTTATGTTAGCTATAGACACATCTGGATCTGTATGTGATGATGAAGTAAGAGAGTTTATGAATGAGATGCATCATATATATAAAACTGGCGTAGATATAACTCTTGTACAATGTGATACTTATATACAAGATATTAGTGAGTATAAAGGCAAGTATGATCTTAAACTGCATGGTCGTGGTGGTACTGACTTTACACCTGTTATAAAATATTTTAACGAGAATACTAGTTATACTAGTCTTGTGTATTTTACTGACGGTGAAGCAAGTACTAGTGTTAGCCCTAGAGCTAAAGTATTATGGGTTCACTCTGAACAATCAGATATCAATGAAGACCTTCCTGGTCTAAAAATTAAATTAGAATTATAAAAATTAAAATCAATGAATCAAATACAATTAAATGTAGATGAAATGAAAAACTTCATCAAACATATGGTTAATAATAATCAACATATACAACAAACGGGTAAAGTTCCTGTGGCTATAAATATTGAAGGTGATGCGGGCCTTGGTAAAACATCTGCTATTATGCAATTAGGCAGCGAGCTAGAAATGCAAGTAGTAAAGCTAAATCTAGCGCAGCTAGAAGAATTAGGTGACCTTGTTGGTTTTCCTGTTAAAGAATTCCAAGTTAAGAATAACGAAGGAAAGTCTTTATGGGTTAATGAACAAGAAATCGATACTGCTAATAAGAAAGGTTTCAAAGTTGTAGACAAGAGAATGTCTCATGCTGCTCCTGAATGGATTCAGGGTCGTGGTGAAGGCGGTTTCTTAGTTCTAGATGATTACACTCGTGCTGATCATAGATTTATGCAAGCATGTATGGAATTAATAGACAAACAAGAATATGTTAGTTGGAGACTTCCTAAAAACTGGCATGTAATCTTAACTACTAATCCTGATAATGGCGACTATAATGTTACTAGTCTAGATAATGCGCAGAAAACTAGATTTATATCTATAGATACTAAGTTTGACGGTCCTGTATGGGCGCGTTGGGCAGAGAATGTAGGCATAGATGGTCGTTGTATTAATTTCTTATTAATGCATCCTGAAGTAATTACTAAAGATGTAAATCCTAGGTCTGTTACTACTTTCTTTAATTCTATAAGTTCTATAAAAGATTTTGAAAAAGAACTTCCTCTTATTCAAATGGTTGGCGACGGTTCTATTGGACCTGATGCTGGCGCCATGTTTGTCATGTTTATTAATAACAAACTAGATAAGATTTTAACTCCACAACAACTGTTAACTCTTGATGAAAATGATTTAATTAAAGAGACAAAAGAGTGTATAGGAATAAACGATACTTATCGCGCTGATATAGCCAGTGTACTAGCTACTAGATTAGTAAACCATTGTTTAGTTTTTGCACAAACAAATCATATTAACGAATTAATAACTAAAAGGTTGGTCAGTTTAACTACTAAACATAATGTATTTACTGATGACCTTAAATATTATATCGTCAAAGAATTGTTAGGTGGAAACAAAGCTAAGTTTGCGAAGATGATGCTAGATCAAACTGTTTTACAAATGAGTACTAAATAATAAAATATGTTAAATTTAAAAAATGTAATAATTACAAAAGATTATTCTGATAGAACTTTTAAAAATGGAAAAATAGATAATATAACTATAGATATAGATGAACATGGACATATTTATAAATATGACCATGAAGAATTATCCAAAATAAAAATTAAACAAACCTATTCCCCAAATCCTGGAGAAATTCTTTATATAGGTCCTGGTTGTAATATTCCTAGAATAAAATTAAAAGATCTTCTTTTAAATAATGTGGCTAAAACTACTAATGATATTACTAAAGCAACTAGTATTTTTATAGATGAACATTTTTCAAAAATAACTACACATGATTGGTTTTATTATGCTCATAAACAAGGTATATTACAATTTTGTGAATTAGCTGAAAAAGCAGAATATTTAGACGAAGAAGAATTATTTTATATAAAAAATCTTTTAAAAGATCTTTCTGATGAAGACGAAATAGCAATAAACCATAGGTTTGCTAGCGAATTAAGTCAAAGAACTGATCCCATTTATAATGGTGTTAATATTATACACGCTTGTGAAAGATATAGTAATCATATTAATATAATAGTTCCAGATCACGTAGAATCTTATAATTATATAATAAATAATTTAGATAAAGTATATGATTATAAATCACTAATAGCTCATATAAACTCTGATGACTCTATAACTATAGATGAAAAAGTATTTAAGCAACTTGGCAATATGTTTCAAAGTCAAGACACTGATAATCATATATTAGCCATGGAGATTATGGCCAATAGTAATTATCTAGATTCTCTTATGTATTTAGAAATGTTGTTTTGTGATTATGGAAATACGATGAATGACTGTAAAACTAAAAGACATGTTAATTTTAAATCTTTAACGTCTTATTTAGGGAAAAATAGTAATTATTTATACCAAACTACTTCTGATGATGTAATTCAATCTTTAATAGACAGAAAAGAAGTTACTATAGATAAATTACATTATATATTTGAAAAATATAATCAGGACTTTTATAGTAATAGTGCGCATTTTAGTGTAAAACAAATAACTCTTAGCGATGAATTATTAAAAATAGTTAATGAAAATTATGTAAATAGTATTAAAGAAGATTATGTTCCAGAAGAACGAGAAGAAATAGAAGAAAAAGTAGAATCCAATGAAGAATTCAATTGGGTTGAATAATTAAAAACAAAGCGATATGGTAAGTGAGATTAAATTAGAATTTCCTGAATTCATAACGCATATTCCTGTTAGTAAAAATAAATGGGTCAAGATTGGTTATAATAAAATTCACGCGTCTGTGCACTACACAACTAGGGCAGCTCTTGTAGCTGCCATGCACGGATTTATTGAAAAACATATACCGAATAATCTAACGATTAATGCCCCCGTAGAAACAAAACTAACAGTATATGCACCCGTAAATTATGGAGTTATGAAAATGATAAAAGATAAAGTAACAGGAAAAAGAAAGACGAGTTGGAAACCAGCTGCTGATAATTATAAACCTAACTGGGATATAGGCAATTTAGCTCTTATATGGTTAAAATGCTTAGATGATGTATTAATAAAGAAAGGCATACTTCCTGATGACACAATAGAATTTTTACAAAGAACTACATATGAGTTTGTTCCTGTAACAAATTTTAAAGACAGAAAGTTAGTATACCAAATAAAAACAATTAAACAATGATAGATTACCAAACAATAAGTGCTCTTAATCAAAGCACTTTAAAACAAATATTGATCAGTCCTCAAGCATATGTCAAAGCAAAAGAAAGACAGCTTGCAAGAATAGAGTCTAGTGAGCGACACTTTATATTTGGGTCATTAGTAGATATGATGCTGACTGAATCTAAAGAAGACTTTGATAAAAAGTATGCGGTTATACCTGATGATATAGGAGTCACAGAAGTTGTTGCTAGAATAATTAAAGGAATATATGATGACGTATCTTATCTTGTAGAAGAAAAAACTTTAGAAGATTATAAAAATGAAATTCTAGAATATTGTAAGTATGAACAGTATCAGCCTAGATGGAAAGACGAGACAAGAATTAATAAAATTATAGAACAAGGTTCTAAATATTTTGATATTCTTAAAGAATCTGGAACTAGGTCTATAATTACTGAAACTGAGTATGCTAATGCAGTTAACTGTGTTATGGCCCTTAGAACTGATAAGTACACTAGTAAATATTGCCAAAAGAAATCTAGCAATCCTAATATAGAAATAGTAGACAAGCATGTAATAGTATTTGATTATCATGGTTTAGAATTTAAAGGCGAGTTAGATAGAATTATAGTCGATCATAAAGAAAAAACTATAACTCCTATTGACTTTAAAACTACTAGCAAGTCTGTTCTCAACTTTGAAAATAGTTTCTGGCATTTCAGATATGACTTTCAAGCAGCTGTATATACTTTAGGATTATCTTTAGATAAATCAGAAAAGTTTGAAAAGTATTATAAAGATGGATATAGTTTTAAGCCTATGTTGTATATTGTAGTAGAAACTTTCTTAAACAATCCTCCTATGGTATTTGAAATAAGCAAAACAGCTATTAATACAGGTTTATACGGTAATATAGATCAAGTTCCTAAAATCAAAGAAAACTTGGAAGGATTTACTCAAGCTATTAAACGCTTTAAATATGCTACTGAAAATGATGCTTGGGATTACCCAATGGAATATGATATTAAAGGTAGTCACAGTATAACCTTATTATAGCATGAAATTTACAAAAACTGCAACATTTTTGTTTCCGCTGCTAAACGTACCAAAGTCTTTGTTTGATTGTCATATACTAGATAGCTGGGGTCGACTTAAACATAAGTCTAGATTCCTTAATGCGTTTCTAGCTAATAACACAATTAGTAAATACAAAGAAGAAAATTATATATACGTTGTAGTAAGGGGCTATCGAGATACAGATTTTGATAAATTTTATACTACTGTCCAAGCATTTCCAAACTTCATAGATGACTATGATATAAAGGATTGCTGTGTGTTTATATTTAGTATACCTACAGATTTTGCTGCAGATTATGATCTGATAGTAAATGGTAAGTATTCTGAAATAACTGCAAATAGTAAAAAGCTAATACTAGCTAATCACTATTTCTCAGGTAAAGCTTATACTTTGCCTTTAATTCTTAATAAAGCTATTGTTTTAAAAGATAGTTGGGAAGAGAGACTAAGTAACCCTGGGTCACCTGCATATTTATATGATCAGGAAGTATGGCCTATTATTAATAGTACTGCAGAAATACTAACACATGAAGTAGTTAATAGCTATTCGATAAACAAAAAATTAAAACCAACAGGGGACTTCTTCGAGTAGTCCCCTTGATTGGGATGCAGTTTAGATTATATTAATCTGAAGGGTCCTAGAAATAGGGCCCTTTTTATTTAAAAAAAATGACAAAACTTATAAAAAAAATTAAAAGAAAATCTATGTTGATTCGCCCTTCTGGTAGATCTACAGATTTTATTAGTCCTAGTTTTGGCTATGGCTGTTTATATAACTGTAGTTACTGTTATATGAAAAGACATAAGCCTAAAGGACTAGATGTAGCTAAGAATATAGGAGACATTCTCACAGCTATAAATAACCATGTTTATTTTACTCCTGTTGACAAACCTAATCAAACACATGCTGTATTAACTACTTATGATATTAGCTGTAATGAGGATTTTGCATTACATGCTAAATTTTATGATTGGCGTACAATATTTGATTTCTTTAAAAAGCATCCTATGGCCATGGGGTCCTTTGCTACAAAGTATGTAAATCCTGATCTTATAAATTACGACGCTAATAAAAAAATTAGAATCAGGTTTAGTCTAATGCCTCAAAAATTATCTGACATACATGAGCCAGGCACTTCTAAAATTATTGACAGAATTAAAGCTATAGATGCATTTATTGATGCAGGCTATGATGTTCATATAAACTTTAGTCCTGTTATTGTATATAAAGGCTGGCGAGCTGATTACAGAGAGTTATTTGAGATGGTTAATGACTATGTCGATTACAAAGACGAAGTGCTCTCAGAGGTTATCTTTCTAACTCATAATTACAAAAAACATATAGCTAATCTTAAAGATCATTTAGAAGCAGAAAAGGTATTATGGATGCCTGAAATTCAAGAAAGTAAAATATCACAATATGGTGGAGAAAATGTAAGATATAAACTTTCTTTAAAAAAGAAATTTATCGAGCAGTTTATAGCTCTTCATGATGAAATAATCTCGTGGAATAAAATTAGATATATATTTTAAAGAGGGAATTTACTAGAATCTATTTGTCTATCATGATAATCAGATGTTTTACCATCTACTTTAGTCCGAATTCTTTTATAATCTATAGTAAGAATTCTTCCTCCAATTGGCTTAATGGGTGCGCCACGTTCAACGTGCCATCCTTTTGAGCCATCTCCGTACTCTTCTTTATACGTTCCTGTCAAACACATATGAAGTTGTTTTTGCACATGTCTATATTTATCGGCTCCTTGTACTATAGTATCTCTTGCATCATTTCTAGCTGCATTCTCATGGATGTGACCCATAGTAAACACATCAAAGTCTTCATACATTTCTAAAGCTCTTGTAAGGTTAAGTGCTCCTTTAGTTACAACACCTCCGCCACCTGATCCGTGAAAATATCTTATTTTTATACTTCTAGTAGAATCTTTTGGTACTTTTTTTCTAAGTGTTTGATTAATAATAAACCACCCACCATATCCACCCACCTGTACATTAGTATGGTTTTTAATATTTAAAAGCTTTACGAATCTAGCTAATATATCAGTTTCTTGAAATTTAATAATAGCTGTTTCGTGATTGCCGTAGCCTATCACAGTGATTAAATGAGCATAAGGACTAAACCATTCTACTGCTGTTTCTACAATACTATCTAAATACATAGCATTGTTGTGTTCTGGCCTAATATCTGATTTACTTTTTCTATTATCGCCACGTCCTTGCATAAGACAAAACATATCTCCATTAATCATAATAGGAATAGATTCTTTGAGACAATAATTTAAATCTTTTTTTAATAATTTCCAATCGCATTTCGGATTGTCCCAATGTAAATCTGACAACATTGCGATTTTGGCATGAGTACCTTCTAATTTTAACTCGTGAATATTACCTGCATGTTTAATTAATTTCATATTGATTTTATTTTACTCTTTCTCACAAGATACAGTAAAAAAAGTTTTTTAAAAAAAATTTGGCGTTTTAGGCATTAAATCTTTCTGATTCATCTGCAGCAGCTTCGTCAATTAGATCATCCATTATAACATCTCTTTCTGGATCTGTCATGCTGCCCCAATAATTAACATCATTATAAGGTAATAACCAATTAAAAAATATATCTGTTAATCCTGTTTTATCATCGTCTGATAGATTTTCATATAAACCAGATTTAACTACAGTTTTAATAAATTTGTTTTTTTCGTCAGGATATTGTAGCTCATATAAATTTTTAATAGGAGTAAATTTCATTCTTTTTCTATATCCTTTTGTTTTTCCTTTATATATTCCTCTTTCTACTTCTTCTCCGCTAAAGAAATTCCACATGTCTGCCCATTCTTTAAACTGTCTAGATCCTGCTATAGGCTCATCTACCATTTCTACGAATTCGCCAAGTGACCAAGCAGCATTTTGTTCTAAAAGAATTCTATTTGTTTGATATGCCATAAGCTGCATTAACCAACTATCTGGTTCATCATCTGCTTTTAAATTAGCAGCTGCGGCCATTATACTTGTAATAACTAAAAATGCAAAATCCATAAGAGTTTTTGCAACTCCTCTTTTTCTTACAGCATTTAATTTACCGTAAGCAGCAAATGGAGCAAATCCATAACCTTGTTCATGTACAAAAATATTTTTTAAGTATGATAAAGAAGCTCTGTAATTTCCTATTTCTTCTTCTCCTGATATTTTATTAAAAGTTTGTTTTCTAAGCCTGGTGTCTATTAATTGCACTACCCAACCTCTGTGCATTAATAGAAAATCTCCTAATATTTGCCTAGATAATACTCCTTTATCTATATCTCCTAAAACACCGTCAAGAGTACTAGCAACATGTTGTACTTTACCTCTAACAGAATTTAATAGTGCTTCAGTAACATAAGATTCAAATTCTTTTTTAACTTGTAAATTACCGTCAACTACTTCATATGAATTGTATAAACTTTTTTCTCTAAGATCTTTCCAATCTTGTTTCATATTTTTTTCATGAACACCATCGTTTTCTACATTTTGTTCAGAAGCAGTTTTTGCTAAATACTGCGTTTTAGTTAAATATTGTCCATTATATAGTCTATGATTATCGTAAATACTTATTGCAGTTCTTCCTTTAATACCATAATCTGCGGTATGAAAAGTAGTATATGCTATATCTTTAGTAAGAAGTTTTCTAGTTCCTCTATTCTTACCAGTTTCGTGTAACATAGTATCTAACTTAACTATTTCACCTTCTTGTAATATTAAATGTAATTTATTAGTTTGATTTATTTTTCCTGTTTGGGATAGTATTTGGCCTATGTTTGCTAAAAATTCTTTTTTAGCATAAAGAGCGCTTTCACTATTTGTATACAAAGCTGTTTTTTCTTCTATAACTTTATCAATAGATCCTTTAAACCAACCTGCAGTAGAAGAGACAAAATTAAAAGCAAGGTTATTATTTCTAATCCACCCTGCTACTGCTTGTGAAAACTTAGTCCAAGAAAATTCTTTTCCTACTAAAGAAGGAATAGTTTTACCTAATTTACTGTCTTTAGTAATTTTTACTCCTAAAGATTCTCTTTCTATTCCAAATAAATTAGTGTCTATTAAATATTCTAGAGCCTTATATTCTCTTGTTTCTTTTGTAGTCTTTTTTACACCTTTATTAATAAACTCTCTTCTTCCTAAAGTAGATTGTAATCCCTGCATTTCTCCAGCAATAGCACTCATTTCTTCAAAGTTTTTGGCCATTTCTGAAAATAATACTATTGTACGTCCTATATCATAAGAAAGAGTACTTAAATCATCTAATTTACCAGTAAAATGAATAGGGACCATTTTATTATTAAGTAGATTTAATTGACCAAATTGTGTGTCATCTGCATCTACAAAAAAAGCTTTATCAGTAAGCTGTCCTAACCTTTTCATAAAGCTAACATCTTTATTAGTTACTGTATCTAAAAAGCTTTTCATAACACCAGGAAGTAAATATAAATTTCTTTCTGTTCTATATCTTTCAGGCAATAGCAGCAATGCTTCTTCTTTTGTTTTAATAATTAAATCATAGTGATTTTTAAATACAGGATCTGCCATTAATCTTTCAAAGTCTTTATTAATGTAAGTATTATTTGGAATTCTTACTTCTAAAACATCGCCTGCTGTATCCTGCTCATAAGATATTTTAGTGTTTTCTTTAAAAAATCTTGCTAATCTCTCTTTTTTATATTTTCTCTCATCTGCAGATAATTGATCAAAAGGAATATCTGAATAAGAAATTTCTCCTTCTTCATTTTCATATCCTAATTTTTCAGCAATTTCTTGTCTAACTTTATTAAGCTCTTCATAATATTCTGTCATATTATGTTTTCTAATAAAATTATGAGTTAGTTTGCCGTTTTTATCTTTTTCTACTAAATCTTCTTGCTTATATTTAGTCATAAAAACTTCTTGACTTTTAAATATATTATTAGCAAGCCTAACAGCAAATCTTTTGACTTTACCTATTTGATCAGAAATTATTTTTAAAGCCGAAGTAATAGCTACAGAATCTGCATACTTTAAATTACCTGCATTTAGTCTCCAAACATTTACTCTATCATAATTTGATGTTTCTACAAGCTCTTCACTATTTTGATTTGGGTCTATTTTGTTTCCATAAGCGTCTGAATTTGCTTTATCAGCAGTTTTTATAGAACCATTATCAGTAAGTTTAAAAGCCAAACTAGTTGATTTATTTAATTTACTTCCTATATTATCAAAATTAGTAGATAATTCTTCTCTTTCTTCTTTAGATAATCCTGCATCAATAAAACTAGCAGTTACTCCTATAAAAATGTTATTATACATTTCATTGAACCCTCTAATAAGAGTTAAATTAGTTTCACTAAGAGGTATATTATTATCTACACTATTGTTCATAGTTTCTAGTAAAACATCTATTTCTTTTTCTGCAAGAGAGACAAAAGAAGCAATTCCTAAATCATATTGTTGTTCTTCAATTTTTTTAGTAAGTTCTACTACTTCTCTTTTTAATTTATTTACAGTATTTTTTCCTGTATTAGAATTTTTTAAAAGAGATATTCTTGCATTTAAAATATCGATTGAATCATTTAAAAATTTTTCTTTTGTATGTATAGAGCTTTCGGGTATGTTATTTTTTTTAGACGTTTCCTCTGTTTGTAATTTAATATCTTGCTTAGTAAATTTATTACTAGCAATTTTTCCTAAAAATTCTTCTGCTAAAATAGATTGTGCTAAAGGTATTATAACAGAATCAAGTTCTGTTCTTGCAGCTGTTTTTTTACTAAGTTTACTGCCTATAAAATTAAAGAAATCTGTTATAGCTTCCTTAATACTTTGCCATAAACCAGATTGGCCAGCCATTTTTTCTGTCATCTGGTATTGAGTAACTATCTCTGCAGCAATTAGTTTACCAAGTGCTTCTTTTCTAAAATCTATTTCATTTTTATATATGTCTTTATATTCTGTTTTAACTTGTGAGTATGCATTTGTTTCTGTTACTTTATTAATAGCATTACGTATATTAGGATTTTTTTGATCTACTAACATTTCTACTGCAAAATGAGCTACTTCTTCTGCCATAGTATCTATCTTAGCTCCATCAGCAATTGCTATTAAATTTTTAGCAAAATCAGCTACACCTAAAGCAGACTTTTCATATCTATCTGGAAATTTTTCCATAACAGATTTCATTGCTTTTACAGAAATTCCATGTTTACGAGCCCAACTTAATAATTTTTTATCAAGTTTTTCTATTTTCCCTTCAGTAGATTGAGATCGTAACTGCCTAAAAAATCCTTGTGCAAATGGAGAAAAGTAATCATCCATTGTTACAGGTCTGTTTTTATAACCTGCTATATAATAATTACCTTTTTGACTCATTCTAAGATTCCAAGGAACATCTCCTATTCTACTAGAAATTTGCTGAAGTTTTTTATTAATAATTTCAACATTAAGTGTGTTCGGGTCTTTACCGTATACATCATCAAAAAATATTCTTTTGGCTTGTTCTGCATATACTCTGCCATTAGGAGTTTGATACATTAAATCTGTTCCTAAATTTAGCTGAGATAATGTAGGAAAATTATCTGTACCATATTTATCCATCCACATAGATATCTCTGCTTTTAAAGAAACTGGAGATTCTCCAGAGTTTTCTAAAAGAAATTTATAATCAGGATGGTTTATGTTTATACAATGCATATTAACATTTTTTTATTTGTTTCATGACAGTTGCTTTTTTCTCGGCACTGTAAGCATTAAATTCGTCTTCAGTAACAAAGTTATCTTTTCTTTTTGATTCATCTAAAGTATTAAGAATATCTAAAAATTTGTTATAAGAAGCAGCTTCTAATTTACTAGCATTTTCAGTAAGGCTAGAATCAATACTTGCTAAACCTGCTAATGGATTTTTAACCTCACTAGTTTGTTGTGTTGATTTAGAAAAATTAAATCCTATTGATTCAAGTACTTTTTTACTTGCTTCTTCTTTTGAGTATTTTGCTATATCTTGGTGCAAAGCGTTTAATATTTCGCCTTTAGTTCCCGCAAGTCTATTATAAAATCCAGACAAAGGAAACAGCAACTTAGATTTATTATCTATTACGCTCCATCCCCCTTTATCTTTATACACAAACAAATCAGTATCAGGCTGATTATCTATAAGAATAGATGTTCCTTTAACCTCTTCTTTATTAGCTAAAGTAAAAGTTTCTAACTTACCTTTTTTAAAGCTCAAATCTTTTTCTTTAATTTCTTCAACCTCACTAGTTTGTTGTTCAGCCTGATCTTTATTTTTAATACTAGGCACAATTACAGGAACAGTAGTATTTTGAATTTCTTCTTGCTGCATTAAAGCTATTGCTTCTTCTTCTGACATTTGAGAAGATTTTAAATGATTTGCTACAGATTTTTTTTCGATTTTAGGAGCAAGAGCTAAAGCAGTGTTTTCTATATCTTCTGAAAAATTAAATTCTAAAGAAATATTATCTAATCCTAAATTACTTACTGGAGAATATGTCCAAGTGTCTAAACCTGTTTTACCATCAAAAGCATTAGGATTTTGTAATCCTTTAGTAATAGAATTAAAATCTAACTTATAAATATCTACTTTATAAGGATCAGGAATTTTATTTCCAAATTCTGAATATCGAGCTTTTCTAAATACTTTTATATATTCTACAGGTAATCCATTATTATGTTTAGTAACTAAATCTGAATTTTTTCTTCTATTAATTATTAAATTACCGTTACTAGTTTTAACTGCTCCTTCTGCGCTTTCATAAGCAGTTAAAGTTTCTAATCTATCTTTTTCTGCCTCACTTAAAGGTAAGACTTGTTCTTCTGTAATAACTTGTTTTTTAACCTTAACACTTTTTACAAATCCTTCTTTAGATGCAAAATTTCTATAAAACTGATCATAAAATCTTTTAGCAAATTTACTTTGACCCCCTTTAAATTTTTCAGAAAAAAGTGCTTGTTGTAAAAATTGATTAAAAGTATTTCCTCTACTATCTACTATATTATTTTTTACTTGGTAAGCATCTGTATAAAATTTAACAGGGATTAGATTACTAAATGATTTAGCTCCATAACCTAGACCACTAGCAAAATAAGTATACTTAATCATATCAAGAGCAAAGTTTTTTATTTCAGAATTAGAATCTAGTAACATTCTTTCCCAAGTCTGTCTAACAAAGTAATGATCTATAGAATTTTTTCCTGTATTGTAATACTCTAACCTAGGTATTAAAGAATAACTATCTGCTTCTACTATATATATTTGTTCAAATAATAATTTAAGAGGTGAATTTTCGGGTAAAGAATTTTTAAACTTTTTAAATCTTTTAGGAAAATTAAGAATCATATCTTTATTTTCAGAATATTTAAAGAAAGGAAAAGCACTTGCTGTAAAATTCATAAACTGCATGTCTACCATACTAACTTCTTTTTCTGAAAGAACTCCAGATCTTTTACTAGCCCCCATTTTTCTTTTAAGATGTCCTAAAGCAGAGTATACACTATCATTGTTTTCTGATTTCATAGTTTCTACTGTACCATAAGCAGGAAATATCTTATTCATTATATTAGAAGGAAGCCTAATACCGTATTCATTAAATGCAGGAATCATTATTTGTCCAGATAATCTAGGCATAAAGACTTCATCAAGTCCTTCAATCATAGAAGTTTCTAATATTTCTGCATCATTGATTAACTTTTGCTTTTCTAATAAAACAAAATTGTTAGCAGAACTAGGCCCTACTCCTTGAGTATCTACTTTACCTGCTTGGACTCCTCTAGAAAGTTCTAAAGCTATTTCTTTTTGAGTTATAAATAAAGACACTGCTTTCATCTGTAAATAAAGATGCCTAAAAGAGTCAGTAGGAAATATATTATCTTCTAATAATTCAGTAGTTAAAGGAAGTTCTTCTAACTCTTGTAGAACACTGTCACTTAAATTTTCTTCTTTAAACTTTTCTGCAATTTTACTTCTTAATTCTTTTCTAAAAGCACTAATCTGTTTTTCTTCACTCATAGACCCCTGCTCGTTAAAATACTTTTGAGTAAGCTTAATTATAGCAGGCTGATTTAATAAGGCATATGTAAAATCTTCTGGTATTCCTAGTCTATTTTGAAAAGCAATCACATCAATAGTAAAACTATTCATGTTAAGAGGATTTGCTACAGGAGATTTTGTATTATCTACAATAGCTGCTAAGTTAGTTGCTAAAGTTCTAGAAATTCTAATTCCATCTATCTCTGATTTATTAAGATACTGATAAAACTTACCATTAATAAAGATAGGCTCTCTTAATCTTAGATTAGTATATTGAGCTTTTGCGTGATGTGTATTATGATTTGCAAAAGGACCAATAAGTTTTTTACCATCCATATTAGCTCTAAAGAAATCTAATTGTGTAGAAGGATAATTTAAATTTTGATCTTCTGATTTTATTTCTTCAGCTTTTGTTTTGAGTGCTTTTCCTTTAAGAGTCCTAGCTTCTTTTTTTAACCCTGCTTTAAACAATACTATTTGATTTCCTTTATCTATTAAAGGAGAAGTATCTGCAATTCTTATTATAGATTCTGCAGTATGTCTACTTCTTAATATGCTTTCTATAAGAGTTACTAATTGATTATTTCTAGCTCTTTTACCATTAAAATCCATAGTATTAAGAGTTCCATTTGCTATTCCCTCTTCAATCTTTTGAGATATTTCGTTAATAATTGTTAAATTAGTTTCATCTACTAAAGAAATCTCTTCATTAAAAGGAACATAGTTTTCTTCCATAGTTGCATATAATTCATCTATGTCTGCTTGGTATGAATCTATCATTCCTTGTTTATTACTTTTACTTTTGGCAAGTTTTAAAGATTTTATTTTTAGCGTAATTTGCTTATGCTCTTTAGAATCAAAAATATTTTTTTTACCTTCTTTAGCAGCATCTCTAGCATCTATACCTTGTCTTTTAAGTTCTAGAAGCCCTTCTATATATTCTTCAGTAAAATTAGTTTTATACAAAAATCTTTTAAAATCTCTAAAACTAGAAAATATATTTTTAGCTAATTCGTCTAGATCTTCTTGAATTTCTGTATCATAAAACTTAATTACTTTAGGATTCCCATTTTGGTCAATATTAAACTCTCTAGACATGAAAAATAACTTATCAATGTCAAAGTCAAACCCTGATATAGTAAGTGCTTCTGGAGGCATTATTATTACTCCTCCCATAGATTGAGGAGTAAATCCTTTTACTCTGATAGAGAACATAGAATATTTATCTTCCGTCGGAATCCTGTTAGCTACAATGTCTAAAAGTTCAGGAGCATGTTTTTTTATAGCATCTATATCTATTTCTCCATTTTTATTAGTAGGAAATAATTTTCTAGATGTCCAGGGGATAAGTGCTTCAAAAATAATACCTCCTGTAACAGGATCTTCTATCATTTTTAACTGTTCTGAAAATCCCCAAGAAGGAGCATTTACTAATTGGCCTCCTTTAATTTTTTGTTTAGTAACTCTATTTTTAAAGAAAGAATTCATAAGAGATTCCATTTTATAAGAAATTAAAGGATGATATAACGGCAATGCTGTTCCGCTTCCATTATTTCCTAAAACTTCTTCAACAGGGGCTAAAGCTTCTAAATACTCATTACCCATCTCTCTGTTAATAATTTCTTCTTTTAATTTTGCAACTAAAAAATCATAATTAATATTTCCATCTTTATCTTGGAAATCTCTACGTACTTCTTCAAAAGATTCTTTTATATTTTGTACTACTAGATTTTGATACATTTCAACTATTTCTCTACCAGTCATAATAAAACCGTTAGTCATTTCATAGTCTTCTTCCATTTTAATATCTGCAATTACAAGGTTTCGTAACTGCGTACCAAAATTAGATCTGTCGTCAGAATAATGTTCGGGAGTTTCTTGCTGTAGTCTAAGATCTGACCAATTTAATTCTAAAAATCCTGAAGGAGTTTTTATAATGTTATCGTGAGAAAGTTTATAATTACCAGTTTTACTATCATAAATATAATCTGCAAATTGTACTTCGCCTTTTTCATTTATACCTACTCCTAATCCTCCTACTTTAATAGCAGAATCAAAATAAAGAACATCAAATTTTGCATTAGAGCCATTCATATCTAAATAAGCAGCTGCTAATTTTGGATCTACATATTTTCCTGAAGAATCTTTTTTAAGAGCTAAAGATGGAGATAAAACTATTTCTGCATTCTTAGCTTGAAAAGGAATTTCAATTCCTTCTAGCATATAACTACTCACATCAAAAGGTTTTTCTGGTTTTGTAGGAGAATTAATAAGCATAAAATCTTCTATACTTTCTATACCTTTTTTTATATTATCTAGTGCTTTCTTTTCTGCTTCTCCTAATCTACCTAAACCATCTAAAAATTTTCTTCTATGTTCTATACTTACAATAGTACCACCGTCAGAAAGATTATTCCCTTCGTACTTTGAAGGGTTCTTTTCTAAAGCTTCTTGACTTCTTGATCCCCACGCAATTTTAAGAGCATCTTTTTCAGAATCTGTCATAGTATCAGATTCATCTATCTTTTTATAGAAATAATCAATAAGAGTATTTCTAGTAGAAGCAATGCCGTCTTTAATAATCATTGCTTTATACGTTCCTTCTAAAGCGGGATACATTCCTGGGCTAACTTGCTGTTTACCTCTTTTTTGTTGATCAGTTGCGTCTTTGTAAAAAGCAGCGTCTTTATTAAATAAAGAATTAAATTGACTATTATAATAAAAATGATTTAATAAATATTCTTTAAAGAAAGAAGTTTTATCTTCAATGCCTGAACCAATAACTCCTTCTGAAAATTCTATTACTCCTGTTTCTAAATTAACATTATTAATAATTCCTTTACTAATAAACTTCTTTATTTCCG